AATTTGAGTCAAGCCTGTACCTATGGTTGCTGTGGTTATGCTGGTATATGAAAACGCAAGACTGCCAATATTCGTCACGCTGTTGGGAATAGTAATGCTGGTAATAGGACAACCTTGAAACGCTTCGTTACCAATACTTAACACGCTATTTGGAATGGTAATGCTGGTAATACTACAACTATCAAATGCTCGAAGCCCAATACTTGTTACGCTAGATGGAATTGTGACGCTAATGATATTAGAGGAACTAAACCAATTTGCTCCAATTGTAACGATGCCATTAGCCAATATAATATTTGTGGAGCAATTTAGAAACGCATCTGTGCCTATACTAGTTACTCCTGTTCCAATGGTAGTTGTGGCTAAACTTGTGCATCCATAGAATGCTCTGCTACCAATGGCAGTTACGCTGTTTGGAATGGTTATTGTGGAAAGACTAGTGCAATAATAGAAGGCTTGACTACCAATGGCAGTTACGCTGTTGTTGTTTGCAAAAATAACAGAGGCGACAGTAGCTTCGCTTGCAACCCAATCATTGGGTATATCCCCTGTAATTGTTGAGCCAACTTGAACACCAGAAGAGTTGAAGGCTTTCGAGGTGGTGATGGGCGCTTCGCCAATTTTGAGTATATTTTGCACCCCCAACCCCAATGAAAGTCTTGGCATATAATTAAAATGCAATCATCCGCCAGGGAATAGAACCTTGAGCGGTATGACTGCTGATATAATTAACCAGCTATGTACCCAATCACTCGGCCAGTTCCAGCCGTATAGCTGTTAAACTCGCCGTAAATGATATTGCCAGAACCAATCGTAATGCCTGTAAGAGTACCATCAAATTTACCGCTAATCGCGCTAAATGTAGTATTTTCAAGCATCTGGATCGCCCAATAGCCTGGTGTAGCTGTTCCTTGCGTCCCTACGGAAAATCCGTATTGAGCCTGGAATTTATCTAATGCGCGTGACATTAGGTGTGCAGGGCAATTCTGTAAGAAGTGCCGTTAAGGGTCACGTTCAAGGAAGCAGGAGCGGTTGCAACAGTATTAACTGTGCCACCGCTGGAGCTTGCCGTAAACTCGATCACGTTCTCAAAAGGTGAGCTTATGATTCTGATCGTCTTGTTCCTTGCTTTAAGCGGACTGCGATATAACTCATTTGACATATTGTTAATCTCCTTTGCGACTCCAGGCACGTTTCACTTGATCCGCGCTGAACTCGCTTTTGAATCTACTGCCAAGTTTTTGTTCCTGGCGGTAGTACCCCTTCATAATATTTGTTTTATTAGACCCAAGTGGGTTGTCGAGGGGATCGCCAACACCAACAAGAGCCAAACGTTGTGGGACAGTAAACCGCTTCAGATACTTAGGGACTGAGTCCCTTTCAGCTACTGATTTTTCCAGTTCAACGACTGAACCATTTCTGGTATCGGTGTACTGGTAAACAGGCATTAGCTGTAGTTCTCCTCGTCGGCATTCTTCGCCAGCTCACGCATTTTGTCCTCCTCAGACATGTCGTTCTCTTCGTTATTCTCGGACTCGCCTTCAATCATGGCCTCATTGACCTTGATGTGAGCTACTCCGTTCTTAACCATTTGAACAACACCGCTGAGTTCAACTTCATCACCTTCAGAAGGAGGAACGTTGTCTCCGCCATCATTAACTTCAAGCATCGACAATGGCAGCATGACCATGCCTTTAGACATTTTCATTCCGCCACCTTTATTCATTCCTTCTTTCATTTGATCTCCGTTGGAAGAGGCTGGGGAGGTTTTACCCTCCCCAGCTTTCCGAGGACCCATAGCGATTACTAGGGTTCCCATTTAATTGTTTAGCTGTAGTTCGACTTCGCGAAGATCGCGCGGAAGAACGTAGTATCCAATTGTTTGGCAGCATAGAACGTCTTAAAGGACGCCACTACGCGCTGACCATAGGGGTCGGATTTATCGGCAGCGTCAAGGATCGTGACCTTCGGTGAGAAGGGCGAGCCAGAGGCAACAACCGAGTTTAGGCTAGGAACGCCGAAAGCGTTTCCGCCCAAGAGCAAGTTGCCGTAGACAGCAGCAGATGCCGTAGCAGCGTTAGCCACACCAGCAGCAGCAGTTGCAAAGGTCTGAACGTTGGTGCTGGAAACGACTTTGCAGCCGAACAGCGAACCGATTTCACCTTTGAAGATGGCTTCAGGGTTCGAGTAGCTCGAAACCTTCAACCAATCGTCATCCTGCTGGAGGTCACGAATGACCGCAGGGTGAGCGACAAGGACGTAAGAATCCTTGATCTTGGGCGCACGGCTGATGAACAATGCAGTCGCGCCGTCGAGTAGATCGGTGGCGGTGATTGCGCTGTTAGCAACAGAGCTGGTCGCGAAGGTCGTGCCGTTTGTGCCACTTTGGGCATAACGAGCATACGACTTCGTGGCAACGTTTGTGCCAGTCGAGGTGGAAGAATCCTGGATCAGCGCGCGGTGACACAGAGTGTCCGCATGCAGAGCAGCGTCTTCACCCAACTGCTTGGTGGCCTGGGCGAGGTGGTTGAACAATTCCGTCGCGAGCAATACGTCCGTGAGGACGACCTGACTGCCGTACTGCTGGAGGGTCGCTTCAACTGTGGACAGGGTCAACTGACGTTGATCCGAGCCATCGCTAACAGTCGTGCCTTCCGACAGACCAACAATGCTGCTGATCGAAGGATTATCAAATTTGAAGAAGCGGATGGTACGATTTCCGCCAGTTTTCGAAGGATACGCCACCTTCATTGCAAACTGCTCCATTTGAAGCAGGGGGAGCGCACGTTCCAAGAGCATCTTGGAGAAGTACGTCTGGAACTGTGCAGAGACAGATCCTGTAGTTACATTAGCCATTTTATTATTTTCCTTTTAAACAACTAACCTATTTTACGATCTATCCGCCTCTGCTGCCATTTTCATCAATTCACGACCTTGCTCCTCAGAGGAGAGTTCGTGAAAAGCTTTAACGCGAGCAGGGCCAGAAGGTTGACCGCTTGCAGGTGTCGTTGCCTTTCTTAGTTGAGTCAATTCAGACTCATACTTTGCAATCTTCTTTTCCAAGTCAGAGGCAGCGTCCGCCTTGAGCCTCATCTTTGCCAATCCTACAGCATCATTGATTCCGTTAGGATAGTTCCTAAGAATCGCGTGTTGCTGTAACAAGGTCGATACTGCTTTGTAGAGATTGGTCGAAGAATCCTTTAATTCTGGATTCGCTTCGACTTCTCGCAAAAGGTTTTGGTCCCAGGCATTCTTCCATTCCGCTTGCGCCTTCTGCTCGGTATCTCTCTTGCCAGCAGTTTCAATCTCGTTGGCCTTGCTTTCAGCGAGTTTTGCAAGATCATCACGGCCTTCGTCACGATAGCTTTTTGCGGCTTCGCGATAGTCATCCGCGCTAAACTTGCTAGAACTTGCCTCTGTCTTTGCTGGAGAAGCTTCTTGACCAGCCCTTGCAGTCTTGGCTGCTTCAATGGCTTCTCTCTCAGCCTGGAGTCTTGCACGTTCCGCTTTGACATCGTCCCACTCTTTGGCGAGTCGAGACTGTGCCTTTTGGTACTTGCTTTGCTTCTTTTCGGAAGCTGACTCTGACTTGGGTTCATCAGATTGCGTTGTTAAAGAGCTTGTTGATGTAGTTTCAGTCTTAGGGACTTCATCTACCACCGCATCGTTCGATGTGGATTTTGGTTCGGCGTTTTCTGGAGTCGTAGGTTTCTCCGAGTTATCACTACTTTCAACCTCCTGCTTAACTTCTTTAGTAGCCTCAACATTATCTTCTGGTACTTCATCTAACCCAGCGTCAAATGCTGCTGCTATCTTCAGCATATCAAGTTCAGTTGGTTCTTTGGAATCCGCCATGTTGACCCTTTCTTACACCGCCACTCAGGGAGTCATTCTGAATAGCAGGTTAATTGACAGCAGGTTCATCGGCCCCATCCCTACTGTCGAGGATGGGCGAGTTTTGTTTGGGGCTGCATAACGACTCAATTGTCGCCACACAACCTCGAAATCCTTTAGCATATCCACAAGCCTCTGCAAGTGAATCCGCATTTTTCTCTACTGCGGAGGCATTTTGGCGTAAAGTAAGGTTTAAAAGGATCAGACTAAGCTTCTTGCCAGTTAGACTTCCAAGGAATCCAGTTAACGCTCTTTCATCCTCTGCTTCCCACTTAGGCTCGTCTACCCACTCTTGGTGGCGAATAAAGGCCATAATTGCGCGTAGTCTTCTCATACTATGTACCCCCAGCTATCGCCTTGGAATAGTGCCAAGTAATCGCCTTTGAAAGTCTCTGAGAGTGCCTGCCTTACTGCTGGAAGGCTAAAGTCGTGGCCTGTCATGCATCCACCCTTTCTTAGCTTCGGTAACCATCCCTTGATGTCGGCAACCGCGCCTTCGTACCTATGATCTCCATCGACATAAACCATGTCCAACTCTCCATCCTTAAAGAACTGGAGCGCGTCTAGGCTTTTACCCCTGCTGTATAAAACATTCATTAGTGAAGATGTGCGCTTATGGAATGCTTCAAAAACATCTTCCATTGGGCATTGGTTGCTTGCCACATCGTTCGGATCGTACCCATTCTCCCAAGGATCTACTGCCAATACTTCTTTAAAATGATCAGCTAGTACCACAGTACCTTCGCCACTATACGACCCAATCTCAACACACTTACCAATCGCGCCATTCTGATTTGCCCACTTACAAAGTTTTGCCAAGCCTTCAGCTTGGAATGCATCGCGCATTACTGGTACTGCCATCCGCCAATACAAGCGGATGTAGCTATAAAGTCAAAGCTTAAATTAGCTTCTGATTGCTAGGGGCGAGGGAGTTGTTGCGAGGCTGTCTAGGCATGCGGTTCATGCGACGAGTTCCGCCTGCCACCTGGGAGAAGCTTCTGGCTGGACCAGCAGGAGCTGCGAGGTTCTGAACTGCTTGGTTCATGTCTTGATTCCTGCGCATTCCCTGCTGAAGCATTTGGTTGTAGTTCTGCATCTGTGGCATTTGTGGTGGAGGAGTTCTTCTGGACTCTTGAACTCTTGGATTTTCATTTAGTGTCCTAACTAATTCCATTCTTTTATTAATTTCGTCTTGTGATGGGATCGGCTCCATTTGAGTAATGTTTGAACCTGCTTGTGGCATCGCGCTTCCAGTTGTTGCAATGGGTTGGTTGGGAGCTTGGTAATTTGGCCCACCAGGTACGCTTTGACGCATTGCCATTGCTTCTTCTAGAGCCTGCCTTCTATCTGGAGTAAGATTACGCATTTGTTCTGCTGAAATTCCTGTTCCACCAATTGGCATTAGACCTGGCATTTCACCTCGCGCTTGGCGATCTGCTACCAATTGCGCAAGTGTGTTGAAGTAATCTTGATTTCGCATTAAGGATGAAAAATTAGGATTTTGCACCATGTCCATTGGACTCATGGTTGTTCCTGCTGAAGTTGTGGTTTTGGGTTTGGTTGCCATATTACATTA